TTATCAATAGAAAGACTTTCACATCCTGTATTAAACAATGGAACTTGAGAATTTTTCTGTAGAGCCCAGAATGTATTATACTGATAGAAGTTATCACTCTTAGTGTATAAGATTGTTTTGCTATTTGCATTTAATATTGGATATTGCATGTACGCACGCATATCATTAAGAGGTTTAGCAACAAGATTTAGCACTCCTGAACTTTGTTGTCCATTATATAGAATAGCTTTGTTAAACCACTTGTTGTTTGTTTCTATTCTTGTGTTATCATTAAAGACACCATCTGGTATAGATACATACTCATATGCTTTTGTATAGTCTTTTACATTCTGCAAGATTTCATCTTGGAACTTATAAGCAAATGGATATTCAATTATGTATGGTTCTGTAACACCATAATAAGAATTGTATAATTGTATATTAGTTAAGTGTCTCCATATACATCCTGTTATAATTTCTTTTAATCCAATACTAATATATTCTTGTTCATTTATATCACTTAATTCAATTGTTTTTTCAATTTTACAACTACCTGTAGATTTTAATTTAACTGATGTTACATTATCATTTACAGAATAATTTATCCCACTAATAAGTGTTTTCTTAGATACACCTTCTGCTATTACATTTCCAAGCTGATCAAAGATTGAGAATGGTCCAGAAGATGGTGACACTTGTGTTAGCTTTATTGTTATTATTTTTGACATACTCCTGATAATGTTATTAATACTGTCATTATTATATATTTTTAGTTTATTATGGTTGTGTCCATACTATACCACCTGATCCTCCACTTCCTGTTCCATTCCAACTATTTAGTACTTCAAAATTATAAGTACCTGCAGGAAGCGTAAAACTTGTTGAATATGCTTCATGATTAATATCACGAGGTCTTTCAATCTCTACATATCTCTCTGTTGCTGGAGTTGCAGCTCCTACCCACATATTAACTGAAAAAGACCCAGGTCCAGCATTATCTGGTATACTTACAAAAGCTCTAAAAGTAACAGGGTCACCTATTATTTCAACAGTTCCGTTTATATAGTAAAATCCTCCTGAAGGGTCTCCTCCTACTCCATATGGTTCCTCAGACCATTCTACAGAATTAACAGGAGCTGCAGTAGTAGTAGTTGTAGTAGTTGATGATGATGTTGATGTTGTACTAGTTGATGTAGAACTAGTGCTTGTGGATGTTGATGTAGATGTTGATGTTGATGTTGATGTTGATGTAGATGTTGATGTTGATGTACTAGTTGATGGTGTTACACCAATTGTTGCAACATAGGAATTAATACATGATGATGAACCTGCAGAAGTTACTTTAATTTTTGTTGTGCCATCTGGAACAGTTGATGTATATCCTGCTTCTAGTACTGTTTTATTTATACCTAATACAATTGTTGTAAAAGTTATGCCATCAGGACTTGCGTATAAATCAAACAATGGACCTGCATCACTTCCTACTCCTGATAATGTCATTAATACTGTCATTATTATATATTTTTTATTTTTTTTTTTATTAAAAAGATCTTATAGGACGAAATTGAGCTGCCTGACTCTTCACTTGTGTAACAGCAATTCCGTTGCTAAAAGGAATCATATATGCACGTGTGCTATCTTGTTGAGTAGAACTCCAATAATCTACAGAAGAAAACCCTCCAATTGCAACTCTATTTAAATATAATTTATATAATTCACCTTGACTTGGTAAATACCAATCGTTATAAATTCCGTATACTTTTGCTAAACAAGAAACTGCTGCTGCGCCTGAATTTGGACAACCATTTTCTATAGCTATACTGTTTGATAATCCTGTTCCTAGTGCAGAACCTTCTGCTTGAAAAATATCTAATCCCTCGCATCCCCAAACAGCTTGATTAAATTCAGAAGGAGAAGCTACAAGCCCATGACACTCTCCTGGTACATATCCAGGATCACCTGGTTTTAAAATATAAGCAATGATACCGCCTAAAGCTGATTGACCTATTGTGTAAGCAGCACAAGGATCTGCAGTAGTTGTAGTGGTTGTTGTTGATGATGTTGAAGTTGTACTAGTAGAAGTGGTGGTTGTTGTGCTAGTTATTTCTTCAGCATTTAAAATAAATGAACAATTTAATATAGTAGTTGTGCTAGTAGTTGTGCTTGTTGATGTTGATGTAGATGTTGTGCAAGATGCAGCAATAAGAGGCCCTGCAATAAAATCAAAATCATCACAACATCCATTAATACCAGAATAGAAGAAATTGTTTTCTGCTATGTACCAATTAGGAATATAACTATGAAAAGAGATCCAGCTTTTAGTATTTACATTAAATGAAAGAGTCCAAGACTTATTACAGAAATATTCTGAATCTTTTAAACTTACAACTGTTCTAGAATAAACACCATCGCCTATTGGTGTTTCTGTGTAGAAATCTTTTGTTACAGGATCATATTTGATATCTGAACTTAATGGAATATAATCTAACTTAGTTAGTATCACTCTATCAAACTTACTATCATATACACCATGTAATCCTATACCATTGAAATTGTTATCTGTATCTACACCTTTTATTAATACTTTTTTACCATCTATTAGTTCTGTATGATCTGGAAAATATCTAAGTATTTCAAAAGCTAAATGGTCTGTAAAGAATCTATTCATTCCAGAACCAAATGCAGATAAATCTTCCACCTGTGTTCCTTGTATAAGAAATACTTGTCCTCTCTTAGCATCAACTGTTAGTTGTCCTTGAGGAATCTTCAATAACATTTTATTTTGACTTCCTACATATCCAAGATCTGTTTCTGCAAAATCAATAGGAGGGGCTCCTTTAAACATATTAGGATTACCTACATACGCAGCTTGTGGATTACTTGTATCAATTGTAAGGAGGTTGTTATACATTAATGTTTTATTCTCAAACCTAGCTAATACAGCTTTGTTTTGAATACCATCTAATGATACAAGCTTACCATAATTTTGAGGAAAATCAAAAGCTGCAATAGGACGATATATTAACCAACTGTTCACTCTATTATCAGCGTTAACACTTTGTGCTTCAGAATATATTGCTCTGAAGGGATAGTTTGTATAACATAATTTATCTTCCCAATCTGGAGGAAGGTGTGAGAAAAAGTTTTCCTTATTCTGTTTAGAGAATGTTACATTGTAATAATATGTATTGTCTTGAAGAATTGTAACATTACTTTCTTGTAACCAATCATCAGGAATATCTGTACTCACATGAGGCCAGAAATCACCTTCTTTATTATTAAATGCTTGTCTAAGATCTGTATTATAAGATGTTTCACAATAAAAGTTTGGAATACCATATGCAAATAGATACATTTTACCATCGTAGAAAGTTCTTCCAGAGTTTGAAAGTCCTCCTAAAGTTTTTTCTTGACTGTTTGGACACTCAAGGTTATGTGCTTTTATAGATATAAAGTTTGTAAGACTAACAGCTTGTACAGTTTGAGTAATCAAAATAGATCTTGCAGAGTGCCAGTATTTAGGATAGGCAACATTACCAATCTCATCAAAGAATATATCTGAATCATCAGGAGCATTCACTCTATTGTCTATAAAGAAAGGGAGCTTTGTTTTAAATGCAAATCTGCTGATGAATGTATCACCACCAAAAAAGATTTCTGATTCACTGTTTGGTATATTAATTAAGCTTCTTTGGAATCCTGTATCTAATGTTTCATAAGAATACATTTGTCCCCATTGACCAACTGCTATATTCTTTATAGATGCATAATAAGAAACTACAGATATTGGTTTTTGTTCTTCTGGAAGAACTTTATTGCATCCATAATCCGATAGTGAAAATCTTGATTCATCACTTAGTCCTCCTGGAGCAATACTTGGTGTTTTATCTGGAAAAGGTAGTGGAGTTATTGATTCTTTTGTTTTTAAATAAACAGAAGATTCTCTATTCCAATTATTCACAACATGGTTGTCTCCTACTGATTGTACACCAGGAATTATATATCGTGCAATATCTAATGGTCTTTGTTTAATGCCAAGATTGTTTTCTATTATATCGTTATAATTATAATCCGCTATAGAGTTGTATGAATAAGCATAATTTCTTCTTGTTATTCCATTTACATATATTGTAAGATAGGATTGGTATGCAGTAAATAAAGCGGTTGCATTAAATGGATTAGATGCTATATTTGAAGAACTTTCTAATGCATCTTGTTGAGCTTCTTTTGTAAGAAGTCTATACATTGCATTATTTTTCACTTGTGTATAATGAGCACGTCCTGCTCCAAATATAACATTCTCAAGTTTTAAATAATCTCCTAAGAATGGTTGTCCGAAAGATGTTTCAGGTGAATTAAACACATGTCTATATTTAGAACCATCTTCTTCAAATCCTTTTAATGGTAATGGAGTACACACACCATATCCTACAGATGAAATTTTTTCAATTGTTATTTCTCCTGGTGCATCGTTTCCTCCAGCTACATATGGAGGAGTTATAGATCTAATATATATTGTACCCGAAACATCCGTAATAACTGTAATTTGTGCATCAAACGTACCAGTAGTTATAGGTGCATTTGGACAAAGTGTAGGATTATCATTACAAAAATCACAATTAGGAGAACTTTCGTCAGGAGTTAGTCCAAAAGGTTGTATAAATGATATAACCTTTATAGTAAGAAACCCAGTAAGTGAAACTGAATATCTATCATATGTATTTGCATACATACAGGCTTTACCGAATGTAATTATAGGAAGGTTAATAGCACAGAATGTTACAGTTTCTCCAGCTGTTATTGTTTCCACTATAAGAATTTCAGAAGAACAATCTGAATATTCATATGTACTGTCTTCAATTGCTGTTATTGTAAAACTTCTACACGTATCATTTGCAGTAGATGCAATTGCAGCATTTGCTGTAAAAGCATTTGACTTATCTAATATAAAAGGATCTTCTCTAAGATCGTTATATGGATAGTTTGGATAGTAGTAGTCTGTTCCTTCTCTGTTATACTTTCCTACATTTCTTAAGATCCCTTTAGCAACAATAGATTTGTTTGTTCCTCTATCCCCTCTTACAATCTTATATGCAACAATATCATCTTTTTGTTCTTGTGTAAGATTTGATGTTTCTATTAACGTTGCTATTTGAGTTGAACCTATCCTAACACCAATTGGGAATACAGCATCATTACCCATCACCATACTTCCTGATGATGTAAAAAGTTTAGATTCAAATGCTGGACTTACAGCAATATCTGGAAACTTATAATGTCTTATTGGTTTTCCAGATAACTCTCCCCAAACAGCTTCATTGCAAGGATAGAGTTCTGTTGATTCCCAATATGCAAATCTTCCATATTCCCATGGGCCTTTATAATCTATTGCTAAGGATTTTGAAGGAGATTCTCCTATTGCATCTGCTGTGTTATATATCTTCCAGTAAGGACTAGTGTTTGTTTCAGGATCTGGTTCTCCAATAAAATCTGCATTAGTTGGTGATACAGGAACTAAATCAGTAGAAATAGCTTTTCTTCCTGGAATATGAAATCCATCCGTTTGTTTTCCATTATTTAATAAGAATACAATTTCAAATGCATACACTTCATCACGTAGATACCCACGTAGATTTGTAGCATTCAACTCATCTGCATAGTTTTCTGTAGCAGGGATTCTATAAGTTTCCCATAACAAATTAATTTGATTTGCTATTGATTGATAATTAATTCTATCTATAGATGTAAGTCCATCCCATACAAGAACATCTTGTACAGCTGTTAGATCTTCTGCTACATCATAATATGGGAACTTCTCAAATATATCATTTATTGATAAACGAATGTTGTCATTCATCTGTCCTGTGTAAGTTATATTTAAAGATGTTTCGTCTATAAAATATGTTCCAATTAATTCTACAGATGTAACCGTATTAACTGTTTTAATTACAGCTAGATTGAAATATTGAAACTGTCCTGTAGCATCAAGATTGCTAACATTAACCACAATAGACTTACCCACTTGATAATTAAAATTAGGAGTGGTCAATTGAGGGTTAGCAATAGGAGTGGGATTTGTTACAGAATAATATGAAGTGTAAGGATTACCAGATGCATCCGTATATTGTGCTGCAAACTGATATGTACCAGCAAGAAGAGAACCTCCTGTGGTAATATCTACAATAGAAAGATTTGGAATATTAAAATTAGGTTGTAGCTTTAATTGATTACAATCTAATTCAGTTGTATATGTAGGATTACAAAGATCTGAATTAGGAGCTAGTAAATAAGGAACATCATTAATGTCTAGATATCTTCTAGGATTGAATCCATCTGTCCAATATATCTCTGTTGTACAATTAGTAATCCTATGTACAGTTTTATGAATAGGATGATCTACATTAAAGTTAAGACACAATGCACTAACTAGTGTATTATAAACACAATCATTGTTATCCATATATCCTATTTCACTATCTCCTGTATTAGGATTGGTAAGAAAGAATATATGTTTACTTTGCTCATTAATAAAATGTGTTCCTATCAATACATATTCTTCAGGAAATTGTAAACATAGTTCATTCCCTTGTTCATTCTGATAGTTGACAGAGGAAGAATCAAAGTTTTCTAAAGCAGCATTCAGGGCATACGTGAGAGTGCCCTGTTTAATTTGATTCAATGTGTTATCTAGGTTTAACCCTATATTAGCACTATTAAGTTCTTGTTTAATATTTCCTTGTGATTGTTCTTCAGCCATAATATATATTAATTGTTACGTCTTCTACCATATCTACTAGTAGGAAGTTCGTACATATTAAATCTATTTAAATCATTTTTGATTTTTCTTTGTTTCTCCCAAGCAGTTTCCTTCTTAACTTCTATCATTGCCATAATGAAAGCTTCTTCATAGGCTTGCTTATGATACATCAGTTTCTGTTGTAACTGATTAAATGTTTCATCAACAGTTTGGTTCGTAAGAGTTTCAAACACTTTAAACTTAAGGAATGCTTCTACATATTCTCTTATACGATAGTTATCAGGAATCAATTGATTTCCTATTTCATCATACTCTGTAGCATAGAATATTAAATGTACAACACCATTTCTAAAATTAGTAACAAACTTATTATCTCTAATATCAAATGAATCAATACTAGCAGAACCAGGAGTAAAGTTATTTGTATAAGATACATCACAATTCTTTCTTGCAGAAATGCTTCCAGGCTTAAGTAAGTAGTTATGAGTAAATCCTCTAGCTACACTATTAGTTGTTTTATATACAGCTTGTATCAATACAGGCATACAGTTTCCCTCACATCCTGGATCTTGACATCCTCCATTATTACATTGTGTTCCACCAATAGTTAATGGAGACACTTGTATAGTTGATTCAGAAACTGCTTGTGAATAAAATGAACTAGCTGATTGATATGGATAGTTAGCCACTTCTGTAGTCATCCAAGCTTCTCTAACAGCATAAAAGTTATCAGGAAGTCTAGCTTCAAAGTCTTCTACAAAAAGAACCTCATCAGTAATTACATAAGTTGTTCTTCCTAACTTCTTTAGAGATTTATCTAAATAGGTAGGAAATAAAAGATCATCTACTGCACCAGTATCAAAATAGCTTTTCAGCTCTTCTTTAACAGTTGAGTAAACAGGTTCTGGACTTACGAAAGCATATTTATAGTAGTAGCTCATAATTTATTATTTTTTCCACTCGTGATATAAATGTTGGTACTTATCGTTGGTCTTTAAGTAATGTGATAATAGTCTTGATGTGAGTCTTGAAGGTTTGAAATACCAAAGGTCAGAATTCTTAAAGCGTGCTGCTTGTTTAAACCACATCCATCCAAAGAAATATCCTTCTGTATGATAGTTAAAATTATATATAACCTTTCCTTTCTCTTTAGTCTTTTGCCAGTCAATAGGTAAGTTGATAAACTCTTTCCCATCTATACCTTTCATCTTCCTTCTTTTCTTCTTGTTGATAGAGAACTCTCCAAAACCATAAGGTAGTCTTGCTTTTTCACCAGTCTCTAATATGTATTCTTTGAAGAATTCATTATATGTATATATAATGTTTCTCCATTCATCGTATGTAAGTTTAATAGATGGATGATTTTTACAAAATAAATTGTAATTATCTTTACTAGAAGATCTCCAGTCCACTTTAACTCTACTCATTAATTAGTTGATTTTGAATTTGGAGCTTGTCCATCTATTCCTTCTTGAGTTATATCTGTCTTAATTTGGAAGTAAGTAGATAATAGTTTCTTAGATGTTAACTCAAGGACTTGTTGTTCTAAGTATCCAGGAAGGGGAAACTCTTTATCTAAAGGGTTCATGCATAATTGCTCATTTGTATATTCAGAAGGTCCACATCCAAATTCTGGATACATGATGTTGTTATCTACATCTTCTTCAAAAAATGCTACAAATCTAACTGCTTTAAGAAGTGGATTACTTACATATAAATATCCATTAGATATCCAGAAGTATTCTTCTTTTTTAATTACAGGAAGTTTCAAAAGATTAATATATCTATTAACTGTAATTTCTTTTAGTTTTCTTCCCTTTCCACTCATTGCATTAATAGAATAAACTCCCTGTATAACATACTGATAGTTTCCTTCAGATATGCGTGGAAGTTTAAATCTAGTTCTTGCAACAGAACAAGGATCCACATAGTCACAACATTCAGAAATAGGAACTTCAATCATTTCCAAACAAGGAATTGTTGTGAAAATAGTATCGGTTTGCCACAATTTACGTAGATTTAATTCTCTTTTCATAAGTAATAGAGAATTATTTCTAATTTCACTAGCTATTGTGCGATCTGTTATTAAAGAATCAGTTGACAATATCTTATGCATTCCACGAGTGTCACTAATTAATTTTCTGAGTGTTGACATTTTCTTTATATTTATTTAAATAACTTAATGTGCTACTTACAGTTTCTATATTATCTTTAAGATATCCTAATGCTAAATTACAATTTCTACATAATAATCCTCTTACTAGTTTAGTAGTATGACAATGATCCACTACTAAATTATAATTTAAATCATCCTGAGATATTTTACATATATCACAACTATTATTTTGTTTTAATAATAGTTCTTCATACTCATCTATGGATATTCCATATTTATATTTATAAGCTGTATTTCTATAACTTTTTGTATTCTTTTCTCTTCTTGTTTTAGAATAAATTGCTTTTTTTTCTTTATTATTTTGATAATAAAGATTATTTTTTTCTCTGTGTATTTTTAATTGCTCTTCTGTTTTAGGATTTTTTCTTCTGACTTCTTTTCTATAAATACTGTGACATTTTTTACAACTATAGAAAAATTTATCTTTTGATTTTGGGTCTTTGTGATAATCAGTAATAGGTAACAACTGTTTACAAGTTTTACAAGTTTTACAAGTTTTTAAATTATTATTTTCCATTAAAACCAGATAGGTATCGATACTATATTTTTATCTGTTTTATCAACTACTTCTAGTAACGCACCTGCATTAGAAGAACCATAATTATGTTCTATCCAGTTAGAACCACCACATATAGATGGTACATTAATATATCTACCTGATTTACCCATATTAACTGAGTAAGCATGTAAGTCACCTTTAACTGTTGATATGTATTTAGTTGTTAGATTTTTAGAATAATCTAATAACCATAGATCAACTTTTTCATTTAGATTCAATGGAAATCCAAACTTCATATATTTCTCATCTTTACCATGTGTAAGTAAAATACTATGCTCTCCCCATACATATGAATCTATAAACTTATCTTGGTTGACAATTGTTATATTATCGTATCTAGCATCTAAATAAAACTCCAATGCCTTATTCACTATGTATGAGTAATCATTACCTGAGTGATTTGAATTATTTATGTTTATTATATTAACCTCTTGAAAAAGACCAGAAGTCATTACTGTATCATAAAATATTTTTCTAGCAGAAGTATAAATATTAAACTGTTCTTTGTTTGATAAAGATTCTAATGCATGTCCACCTCTTGTAGTTTGTTTATTAAAACCATCTAGTTCATCTCCAAGATTAACTATAAATAATGTATCTATTACATAATCCAATGATATAATCTGTTTAGCTAGTTCTTTTAAACGATTATGATATATATCTCCTGTATATGGGTTTCCAAATAAAGAGTCTTTAAAATCAATCCCAGTATGATCATCTGCTATATATACAAATAATGCTTTATCAGAGTCACGATATTTCACTTTTCCAGAAAACTTTTCTGTTGTTGAGAAAATTTCTCTTATATCTTCAGTTAAGTCTTTTCGTATAATATCATCATCTGATATTAACTTACTAAAGATGGAAGAAGTAAACTTCCCACTTGGTAACATCTTAGACCAGTAGTTGGTAATAATGTATTTGTCTAAATTTATTTTGTGTAATGCTGCTAGTTCAATATCATCCTTTGGATCAAAGTCACTAGTGATAGTGCTTTCTATTGTACCCTTCTCAACATTTACCTTTCTGCATTCTTCTATATTATTAGTTTTAGATAGAAGCACAGTTGCTTCACTATCATCTTTCTCTCTAAGTTCTTTTAGAAGTTCGTTCACTTCATTTTCACTTATTCCTAATCTCTCTGCATAGAACTTTTTACTTTTCTTTTGCTTCAACAACTCTTCTAACTTGAATAATAAATCTTGATTCTCAGTCATATTTAGTTTAGTTTACTTAAAATTAGGGTAAAGATAAAAATAGTTTTCTTACTATGCAAATAAATTTAATCAAACAGGTTATTCTTTATAACTAAAATAGTTATAAAACAAAAACTCCCCAAGAATATCTTTAGCAATATGTAACACGATCTATATAAAAATTACTAATGTAACTTTTTACTACTTTAAAAAAATCAATAGATATAGAATGACAGAACTTATTACTTTTTTTTAAATTTTCAGTTTTATGTAATAGTTGCAAGTTATCTAAATTATTTATTATATTAACAGGAGTATCTTTTAAAAACCAAGATACTGGTATCTTATGATCAATTTGATAGTCTTTAGGTATAATGCCAAACTTTTTAATAAAACAATGTTTTGTCCAACCTAAGTAATCTTTAGATTTTTTAAGTTTCTCTTCATCTTTATATTTTAAAGTTCTGTGAACTAATTTATTTATTCTTCTAATTGTAACTGTATCGTTTACTCCTTTATCTATTTTTATACTTTTATATTTATCAATATATTTATGTTTATTTTTTAAACCGTATTCTTTTAAATAAAGTTTACGTTCCTCTGTTATAACTCTTTTATATAAAGTATGGTATTCTTTTCTATTATAATTTTTATTTTTATAATATACCTTTCTACAGTCACGACAATATCCATCTAAACCATCTTTAGACGATGCTTTTTTACCAAAATCATTTAGCTCTTTTTTAATTTTACAATTTGTACATTCTTTCATAGTTATAATTATATTAAAAAATCCCCAGCATATTTAATACTGGGGACTTAGTTTCAGTAATTAAACCAACAAAATTACTGAATTTAATCTAAGAAAACCAACAAACTCAGATTTTTTTTTATATTATTATGCTGTTATTCCTTTATCTACTATAGTCCAATTATCTAGAGTTGCTTCTAATGTTATTCTATCAGTAATTGATATAATTTACTTGTTTAGTCTTTTATTAATCGAACTGAGTAACCGAGTATCTTACTAACGCTGAGTCTGAAAGCATTGCCGCTGCTGTAAGCCATGAAGCGGGCCCATACGTTTGTTGTATTGGACTCTGACGAACTCCACCAGAACCCGACGCTGCCAACGTTGATGAATGGTCCACTGGAGCTGCGAACCCCTCCTGGTAAACCTGAAAAACCACTTGAGTTGGTAGCGCCTGAGTTAGGGTCTTGCCATAAACCAGTTCCTGCTTCTATTGTTCCAGTTGTTTTCATTTTTCCACCAGCAACACTCTCTCCTCCTAAACAAGTATTAGTTAAAGTGCTCCATTCAGCGTCAGTAGGAACGTGGTAGCCAGTAGGTGCTAATCCTCTAGCATCATTTACTGCATACCAATTGTAAAGTTTACCATAAATAGGTCCATTGGCTGAATTGTTTGCATAATAACACCAGGCACCTATTCCTGCATTACCTTTAGCTATCCAATCTGCATCAGTAGTTGCTTGTGGAATTTCTGTACCATCTCTGTAAGTAGTAACATCGAGGTTCTTTGTAGTCCATACTTGATCGCAAATCTGTATTGTTCCTTCAGGTATTGGAGGTATTACATTTTTTTTCAACCCGTATATTTGAAATGCTGTTCTGTTCATAATTATAGGTTTCCTGTTGATATGAATGTGTTTGCTGCTATCATTCTTTTTAATGTAAAACTTAGACCGCCTGCCATTGTTGTACCTGCCGCATTGTTTAATGTATTACCTGTAGAAACAACTGTTAATGTTACACCAATCAAGGTAACAAATGTACATTCAAATCCATTTGCAAGTCCTGTTGGTATTGTTAGTGTTGTAGACGCTGTGAATATAACAATACCTCCACTATCTGTATTTCCTAGTAGATATGGTCCTGCTGTTTCAACTACTAATCTGTTGTTTACATATCCTTTATCTACTAATGTTCTATCATCATAACTTAATGATAGATCTGTTAGATATTTAATTCTTACATTAGAAATAAAAGCGTTTCCTGATGTTGTACTCATTTGAACACCTCCACTAGCATTTCCAAACGTATTAGCTGATGAATAAGAACCATATCCATACTGGTAATAAAAATTACCTCCATTTTGCGCTCTGAAACCAATAGTCCCATTACTTTGAACAGTTCGAAGTGCATCATCATAATACGCACCAGTTCCACCTTGTACTTTAACAACTCCACCAGTTGTGTTGTTTTGTATATCATTCCCTGTCTTAGTCCAATAATTGGAATTAGTTATACCTAAATTTACCGCGTCAACTGTAGGGAACTTAGTTCCTGTACCATCTACCGCTAATGAGTTTTGTTTGTTTACAGAGTTTTCTTTATTAGTAAATGTAACAAAGGCTTCTTTAGTTATGTAACCATCAACAAGATTTGTTGCTGCTGATATACCTATGGTTCCAGTTGTTGTTATAGTTCCACCTGTAAGTGGAGCACTTGCAGTTATAGGTGTAAGACTACCTGGAGGCCCTTGTTCCCCTGGTACACCTTGTTCTCCTTGTTGACCTTGAGCTCCCTGAGAAGCTAGTAATGCCCAATGTGTTGTATCTAAATCTGGAGGAGTTGTTTCTGAAGTAGGAAGTATACAGAACCAAGAAGCTCCATCATATCCAACAGCATCATCTGCAACATAGGATGTTCCAGAGGCCCATGCACCTTGCCACTCTAATCCAGCAGGACCTACAGCACCATCTACTCCAGAAGGTCCTTGAACACCTTGAATTCCTTGAATTCCTTGATCCCCTTTATCACCTTTAACACCTTTAATGCCTTGAATCCCTTGTTCTCCCTGAACCCCTTGCTCACCTTGAGGTCCTTCAGGTCCTGTTAGTCCTATAGTTCCTTGTGCACCAGTTGGACCTGTAGCTCCTACTGCTCCATTTGATCCTGCTTGTCCTTGTGCTCCTTGTGAAGCTAATAGTGCCCAGTTTGTTGTATCTAAATCTGGAGTTGTAGTTCCAGATGTGGGTAATATACAAAACCAAGACGCTCCATTATAACCTACTGCATCATCTTCTACATAAGATGTTCCTGATGTCCATATTCCTTTCCAGTTTAAACCTGCAGGTCCAACAGGTCCTAATAATCCTTGATCTCCTTGAACACCTTGAGCTCCTGTTGGTCCTGTTGCACCTGTTTCTCCCTGAATACCAATTAGACCTTGAGTCCCTTGGGGTCCTTGAATACCTTGTACTCCTTGAGGACCTTGAGGTCCTGTACTACTATTACTACCTGAGTTATATGTTACATTAGTTAAATTTCCTAATTGTTTAGAAATAAATGATAAAAGATTTTCTTCTGCTCCCCAGCCTATTTCTCTATTTGGTGTTGCCATTTTTTTATATTTTATATAATTAAACTACAGTGGTGGTTGTAGTGGTTGTTGTGATATTTCTACCTGTAACTTTTATTAATTGTTCTATCTGTTTAGAAATATTAGAAAGCAATTTAACTTTCTGACTTTGACCTATTTGTTGTGAATTTGCTCTCATTTTTTAAATTTTAAGTAATAAAATATATATTCTTATTATATACAAAGTTAACTATTTTAATATTAAATTGTATTAGTTAAATTATACAATGCTTCTTTTAATATAAGAATCTCATTATCCATAATTTCTAAAGCTTCAGTTAATATTGTATTTGTTTGTATTCCTGAACCAGGAAGATTAGGACCAGCATAGTAAATATCATCTGTAGAGATACAAGGATCTTCACAGTTACAAGATTTTCTTTGTGGGATAGGTGGGTAATGCGACATATTTATACTGGTCTATATTGAATATAATAAAGTGCAAGTCCTGGTTGATAATTGTTATGGGATTGATCTTGTCCAGCAGGATCATTAGTAACAAAAACATTTTGTCCTGGTACTCCTGGTGGTTGTGTTCCTTTTAATCCTGTCATATCGGTACTAGTAGGAGGTGATGTTCCTGCTTGCTGTCCACTTCCATTAGGTCGATCGTAAGTCTTAATATTAAAACTTTGAGCATCTATATTGTGAAAATGTCCTGGATCATTAATTGTAACTGTAGTTTCATGTGTATGTGCAGGAATTTGTGGTAATTCTAATGTTATTGTATTCTTTCCTGGTGTAAGTCCATAAGTGTATACAGGATTACCATTAACTCCAGGATTTGTTTGTGGTGGAAACTCAATAGTACTTGGTGTGTTTGTTGCTCCTACAGGAACTCTTCCTCTTAAATCTGGTGTACCATTATCTCCATTACACATAAACACTCTAGCCCAATATCCTGTACCTACTCCTTCACTATCAAATGTATCATTTACAGTGGGATAACCAGTAGTAGGACCATAATAAGGAACAACAGCATAAGGAAGCATTTTATCACTAGCTAATGTTACTACTGGAATTGAACTAGTACATGTTTCAAGTAAACAACAAAACTCAGATTTTTGTACATATAATGATAAATTATCTAATACAGAGGTGAGAGATGTAATTAAAGATTCTTCAACTACTAATAAAGAATCATTAGTATTAATTCCTAACGAAGGGGCATTAGCTCCTGTATATTTAACACATTCATCTAAAAAAGTTTCGGTACAAGCCATATTATATTTATTTTTATTTTGTTAGTCTTCTATTAATCTTACCTCATGTTACACTCTCTTGCCTCTTAATCAGGGTTGCATGCAGTTGTGATGTCACAACCTACTGTTAATCTTATCACCTTACTAACAATCTTATCCATACAACAATCATCTAAATAATCAGGATTACATTCTTTGTATGTAAGAATTGTTTTATACGCCAAAAGTTGAATCATTGCTCCAGCAGGAACAACTTGATTCAACATAAATACAACATTGTTATATAGACCATTAGCATATTCTGCTAATTTACAATCTATCTTTTTTAATAAATCAGGAATGTCTGCACATTCAGGACAATTAGTTAATCTAGGTGTTAACATATTTATTGTTTTTTAGCTGCGCACGTAGCGCATAATCCATTCTTCAACTGACATCCACACCCCACATTTGCTTGACAATTTGAACATTGTGCCATAATTAATTAAAGTTTATTTGGTAGTTGTTACCTGAACAACCACAGTTAGATTTTAAAAAGTTGTTTAGCATATTATCTGCTTGAGTATACAATTTATTTGCTTCATATTCTGCACAGTTGTTACCTGCAGCAATTGATCCTTGTATAAAAAAGTTGATTGAGTTTAATGTAACACTAGATTGTGTTTTAATTGCACCATCGCATTCCATTAAATCTAATTGAAGAAAAGCTCTGTTAAACTTTTCTTGTATTTTCTCTGTACGCATTATTGTTTTTTCTACATAATTTACATTTGCAGGTGATACAGAGTAACGTAATCTATATATTCCATCAGGTAGAGGTTGTTCGCTACCCACTTCAGTAATCCCAAGATTTGCAGTGGTGTATAAATTAAATGCATTCACATCAAATGGTAATATTGTATTACCAAATCCAGGAACAGTTATCTTTATAGATGGACTAGAAACATTTGGTGGATCTGTTGGATAGGTTGAAGCGTCCATCACTCCAAGTGAAAATGTACTATATGTAGGTATTACAAGTATATCTAATTTTAAATCTGCCATGAGTTTGTTTTTGAAGGTTAATAAAAAGGGGAGAGAGTGTTTTTACTCATCTCCCCTTGATACTAGGAATTTATTATTCTAATTATCCTTAAGGAACGTTACCTGAAGGTGGTATGATTGTACAACTATTATCATTTGCAACAGTTCCTAAAGCAGCTTCTAAGATTGCTTGAAATCCAGCAGTAAGATCAGAACCACCTTGAGGAATAGCAATAATCACTGTAGAATCTTCTTGGATATAATCACCCCATTGGTAAGCAGATTTATCATACTCATTGAATTTGATATAGAATGAGTTATAAGTTTTACCAGCAGAAACATAAGACTCAAAGTTCTCATTGTAACCGTTCATTCTGTAAAGGTGTTTCAAGTAACCAGCTTGGTAGCTATAGAAGTTTTTCTCCAATTGGATAAATTCTGCAGCTTGTCCTGTAGCATAAGAAGAACGTTGAGTGATGGTAGCATCAGCAACAATGTTACAAGAATCTGCAACAATAAAGTCAGCAGTAGTAGCTGGACCAGCATATACAAAAGTTCTGAAAGACATTCTGTCATACTCAAAAGGGAACGCAGCAATATCACATGGTTGTCCATATGCAGTTAAAGGTTTTCCTGTGATACGTAAAGTATTTCCACCTACATTTGTAAATGTGTAGAATTTACTTAAACTAATGTTATCAGGATTAGTACCAGGAGCAGTTGCATTTAATTTTGCAATCAACTGGTTGATCAATTCGTTAGGATCAATATTAGTACATGGATCATCACCACAATCACAACAAGGTGCTTGAATAGTTACTGAACGTGTAAATCCATTGAAATAAAGAGTTCTAAGATAAGAACTGTCAGCACGAAGTGTAAGTGTGATTACATCACCACATTGTGCAGAGAAGTTAGTTACATCAGTAACTTGGTTTGCCGCAGTTGGACATCCTGTTACTTTGTACCATTCAGTTACGTTTGCTCCTGTAGAAGAAATCTTATCAGATCTTTTAGATGCTTGAAGATAAGTGTTTTCTCTACCTTGTGCAACGTAGAAGTAAGGATTTGCAGTAGCAATATTAGCTGCAGTAGCTGCGGCATAATTGCTTTTAAAAATACCTACAATACCTGGGTCAAGGTCTTGAGTTGAGCCAGAGCTAGGGACAGCAGTTTGCCCTACTGGAACCACAAATAATGTGGTTAATGAAAAATCAGCCATTGTTTATTTATTTAAATTAATAGTTTATTCGTTTGTTTGTATTCTGAACTGTGCACTTTGTACTGCAGCAGAGTTTTCAGTATACATTGCTAAATTCTGAACTGTAAGATCTAGAAGTTCATCTTCTAAATATGTTTCTAGTTCACAATCTGTATTAATAGATGGATTACCATCTAACATTATGTATCCTGTTTTATTTATGTAATTAGGATAACGCATGTACATTATGTTTACAGTGACTGGTGTAAATGTTCCATCTGTAAATACACTTATTTCATCAGACGCAAGAATGTTAAATGTTTCTTGATATTCAAATGAAGGTTTGTAATGATCATTATTTAATATAAATTGAAGATCACCATGTTTAGCAAGATCTCTATTTATCCAGATTTTTCTATTCTCACACCTTCCTTTATCTGCTAGTAGATAACTATCTACATAAAACATATATTTTGGTGAAAGCTCATGAACATTAGCAACCCATTGATTTATATTTGAATCTTTTAATGTTAATGTTAAGGGTTGATGACTGTAATCCATTACAAGACTTTGTAAATCTTCGTAACGTTTTTTAAATGAATCTTGCCCTAATCCACTAATAACACTTATACCATCAACCTTTTGTTTTATCAACTTAATCTGAGCCTCATTCAAAGCTAAGATCTTGTCTTCTAATTGAATCTGTTGGTGCTCATTAGTTGATAGTTTATTTAGTCTTTGATCTACTTTATATAATAAACTATCTACTGGGATCATATGCTTTTATATTTTTAAAACTAGCCTCTTAAACAGAAGCTAGTTTTTTAGTTTTTAATTTACCTTCTAATATCAACAACTCATCTTGGTTATCATCATCAGCTAAGAATCTAACTAAGTCATCTTCATCTTTTGCCACTTCATATTCACCTTCATATATCTTACCATTAGGTTTTATTCTATATACTGAATGTGCTGTTGCTTGTTTAACTAAATCTTTAATATGGAGTAAGTCATCTTTCATTGTAGCAAATCTATTAAACACTTCAACTGGATTTAATCCTGAATATTTACCATTCTTAAATTCTGTTTGTTTCAATACGTTATCTACTTGATTGTAAACAACTTCTTCTTTGGTTTCTTCTGTTACTGGAAGTCCTAAAAGTCTTGCAACTTTCTTTTTCTTTTCAGGAGTCATTGAATCAAACATAACAATTGCTTTGTTGATCAATTGTTTTTTCTTGTATATAACTGCATTCTCAATTTCATCATCTACAACATAGAACTGTGTCTCTGCTGGATACTCACCTCTTTCCCAAGCTTGGTGACTTGATGCAATTGTTGGATGTACTCTCAACCATGAAAAGGCTATCTCTTGAAAAGGAACTGATAGATCAAAGAAATTATCACCATCCATTAATTTAACAGATTGTACGTGAGTCTGATCATCTGTAGAAGTTGATAGTCCATAGTTCCAAAATTGTGAACGAGGTCCTAAATCAATATCTCCTAACTCATACTCAAGTTTTTCTTTAAGCTTAGTAACTCTCTCGATTTCTAACTCTTTTTCTAGAGGATCTGAAATTCTTCTGATGTATGAAGCAGTAGGATCTAATCCTGTTCTGTACTTACCATCTAATTCTTTATAAGGATATTTGAATACACCTGTTCCAGGGATTCTTGTCATTCCTTTTTGTGCTAGCCCACTGTCCATTGTCTGCAATTGCGAACTGTTATACTCACGTTTGATCGTAGAGATTTTGCCTGTCTTACCCATATGTAGTTAATTTAATTTATTTGGTTTATTTTAGTTGCGGATTCAGGACTCGAACCTGGCCATTGGGTTATGAGCCCGATATGCTACCTATTACACTAAACCGCCTTGTAGAGTGGTTCCATCGAAGAAACCTGAACCTAGATACTATCTATTTCAAACACTCTATTTGAGAAGCTTCCCCTCTAGGAGGGAGAGGAGGTGAGGGGATTCTTCTCGGAAAAAAGAGACATAAGCTGTTCTATAATGGGAAGCTGTACGTCTACTATTATTATTAGAATTGTGGGATTTCCTCGATCAACACAGTTCTTGACAAATCTTCGATGAATACATCACATCTGTCTTTCATCCAAATTTCATATCCTGGAAATTTGTTAGCTGAACTCATACCTTGAGACTTAGCAAAACCTAAGTGGTGACGAGTACCATCAATATAACCCCAAGTCATAGAAGGAGCACCTTTCATACGTACTTCTCTAATGTTATTTACCATAGAACCATCACCCATTGGAGAAACATCAAACACCATAAATACTGGAGTAGATTTTTTGTTTTGTCCAAACTCTAGGTTAGTTTGTGGTAAATCTAATTCTTTCAAGTGAATAAGTTCAACACGACCAGTCTCACGTGTAACCATTGCATCAAATGCAAAGTTGTAAGTGATGTGCTGTCCTTCACCTTGCATATATCTGTTTCCAGAATCTGCCATAAATGTAAGACCTGAATTTAATGCATCAGTTTTCAAAGCTTGTTGGAATACATCGAATCCAGCTTCGTTAGTGTACATTTTAACTCGTCTGTCTTTAACATCCACTCTTCTGTAGAAAAGATCACCAAATACTGAACGAATCAAGTTAGCAGAGAATTCACCTCTGTTGTATTGTACTAAGTTACCATTATTACGCATTCTGTGGTAAACACCTGCAGATGTACGTTTAACTTCTTGTTTAGAACCGTTAGTTTTAACTGTACCTGGTTTAGCCCAGATCATACGTTTAACTTTCAATTCCAACATAGATTTACGCATCCAGAACTCAATGAACGGTTCCCATTTAACATCATTACGAGTTAAAGGTAATTGGTTACGTCTTTGTGGAGCATATACCAAAATGTCAAGAGCTTTACCTGAAGCATCTTTCATCATTTTATCATCAGCCCATTCTGTGATTTTGTGCTCATATCCATATGCAGAACCTAAAGATTCAAACATTGTGATTTGCTCACCTAATCTTGGAAGACCTAATAAGTCTTGATCAAATTCTCCAATAGCTGCATCAACTAATTCAAGTTCGATACCATATTGTAAGAACAAAGGATTAACGAAATCAACAGTAGGGTTGTCAGTCACAAGAGTGAATGAGTACAAATATCCTGCATTCCAAGGCATAGGATCTTTGATCACGTAGAAACGTGGACCATACTGACGAGTACCTACAGAAACGATAGCGTTTTTAGAGAACTCATTAGTATCTAATACTAATTGGAATTCTTGACCATCAATACCAGTTTTACCAGTATCGATCAAATCTTGTGTAGAAACAGGAATGTCAATAATTTTTGGGAATTTGTAAGGAACTGCTACTTGCCATTTCCATGCATCACTATTATTATCTATGTAATAAGGTGTGCTTTTGTTGATCATGTCAAGAAAGTCATTACTGTACAATGAGCTCTGGGTATAAAGACTGATGATTTTTTTGTCATAGTCCGCAGGCTCAGTAGAGTGAAAACTTTCCAAGTGATTCGAGTCTGTAAGTTTACCTACTGCACGTTTGTCCATAGACGCTACACGAGCATATTGAAAACCAGTTAACCCAGGGATTGTTTGAACTGCCATTTTATTTGAATTTATTAATTATTAATTTGTTATTGAAACCACGATTTTGTATTAACACTACTTGCTCCTGTACCAGTGCTCTTAGCTTTGGTAACTTGTCTTGCAACTTCTCCAAACAGTTCGTTAGATTTCTTCGTAACACCTGTTCTTTGTATAGCTGATAATGTAGGATCTTTTTCTAACATCTTCAAGATAAGACCCACCTTAACTTTCATTGCGTGGTTCTCAGGTCTTTTCATATCAAGAATAGCACGATCAAAGTCTGTAAGAGTTTCTCCTGATGGAGTTTTCCACTTATCTACTAATAAGAAGTCTTGTAGTTCGCTAGCTAATTTTGGATTGATAGGAATACCATCAAACTCTTTTGCTTTCACCTTATCATTTAAGATGGATTGCACATTGCTTATATATTGATTTCTGACTTGAGCTTTTTGTTGTAGCTCAGCTGCAGATTTATCTTCTAGTTCTTGTAACTTAGCTGCTTCTTTTTTAACTAACACCTTGTGGTTTTTAGTTGCAACGCTTTCTAAGTCACCATAGTTTTTAAGTCTTTCAACTTCTGTTTCTATATCTTCTGGATCAAACCCTTGATTAGTTAGAGCTTGTTTCATTATTCTAACTTGATTACTCTCATCAGAAAGATCCATCTCAGCAAATCCAACAACATTATTATATGTAGTGAAGTAATCTTTTGGATCAACTCCTTTTACAAATATGGCATCAAAAGCTTCTTGATAATCTTCTCCAAATTGTCCTATGAAGTTTTGTACTATTTCACTAGCACCTTTTTTCTTTTCTTCATTAAATCTTTCTAAGAATTCTTCTGCTGTAGAAACTGGTTCTTGCGTATCATCATCAGATGTAAACACTCCTAGTTTATATAGGTCATTAGCAAGAGCTGTGAATTGTGTTGTTTCTGGTTCATCCTCAGCATCATCATTATCAACAGTTGCAGATTTTGCAACTTTTGATACTGGAGCTTCTTCCTCATCCTCATCTTCATCAGGATTATCACTTAGGAAATCAGAGATCATTGATTGTCCTTCTAGTTTCTCTTCATCTGTTTTACCATCAACGCTCTTAGGAGGAACAATGTCCTTACCTTTTGTAACTTCTGGTTTAGCAGGTGCAGCAGGTGCAGCAGCTTCATTGATAATAGGAGTTACATCTTCTGGATTAGAGGATGCTGTCTCAGGGGAAAACAAGTCATTTAATAGTTCTTGGTTACCCATTCCCATTTCCATAGTATCTTGGATACTAAAGTTTCCCATAGTTTCTAAATTGTCAGCCATATGTAGTTGTATTTGTGTTTGGTTTATTTAGTGTAAATGTAGAATAAGAGTTTTGAATATCAAAGCATTATCAGTCAATGTGGTTCAATTTTGTTGATAATATAGCATTAATATTTTTTACTCCTCCGAAGAGGAGAACTTTTTTAACCTTTTTTGTTATTTCTACCCTTAGCATTCTCCTTTGCAACTGCTAAGTCATTTGCCATATTCTCTCTTTGCACTGCTAATTTCTCTTTTTCTATAGACATTTTATCGCTAGCTTGTTTATTCTTAGATTGAATATCAGCCATCTTTAATCCATAGTCTTTGTTAGCTTTATTTTCAGCTTGTGTAAGTTTACTCATTTCTAATACATCAGGAATAGCATTAGCATTAACATCTTCACTCTCAACATTACCAAATCCTGTAGCTTGTATAATGGCAATCTTTTCTTTAGATAGTCTATCAAGTTCTTTTTGGTAATCATTATTAGCTTGTTGCTCTTGAGCAAGTTGAGCTTGCTGTTGTAATTGAGCTTGAGCCTGTTCTTGTTGTTGTTGCAATTGTTGTTGTTGCAATTGGTTAGCTTGTTCTTGTTGTGCAACCTGTCTATCTCTAAGATCTTTGAATGTTTTCTTAAGATCTCTTTGTGATTTAGAGCTGTATAGTTCAACAACATCATAAAGTGTGCCACCATTTTGTATAATAGCTTGAGACAATTGTCTAAGCTCATTAAACATTTGTGTATCTTCTGGTCTGTTAGTAAGGAACACTTTCAAATCTCTAAATCTAAGATCTGTTCCATTCACTTGTACAAATGCAGACTCTCCTTCAGATGTAATATATGATAATGTAGATTGTGGTTTAGATGATTCTACATAAAGAGCAGCATCTATAATACTTTGATACAACTGTCCCATCACATACTCATGTGCCACGAATAGAGGCTCTGTTTGAGAATAACTCTGTTGCATCGCAGTGTTAGTACCTGTAGCACTTTCAGAGGCAGAAACAGACCCCATACGTTGTTTAGACATACCTACAAGTTCCCAACACTCTTGTTTAATCTGCATAGCAAGATTATATCTAGATTGTATCTCTTGTGTACGTGTAAGATCAAGAGCTGTAAATTGATTGAATGAGCTAGGGCTCTTCATGTTCTCTGGACTATCATCAATAAACACCACTCCTCTATTACGTGCTTCCATTTCCCATATATCAAGAGCATCTTGTGCATCTCCATCTTTAGGAATAGGAATGTGTCTCAATGACATAAGTTGCACCTTACCAACCTCTTTCTCAAGTAGTTTGTAAAGCTGATTCATACATACATTATATATCACTTGGAAAGGTTTCATAAGATCAACAAGAGATTTAGCCTCTGTGTTCTTCACCTCATGCACAGTACCTATAATAGGACAATAGTTCAATAGTTTAAATGGTTTGATATGATATATATCTGGACCAATTTTAGTTCCTTGATACCATTGGTTAATCCATCCCCATTCTAATGATTCTTGTGTAGGAATAGTTCCTGATTTATACGATTCATCAACAAGCATTGATTGCTCGTTACCCATTTCATCTGTATATATAAGTTTACCTATTTTCTTTTTAGATATCCAATAGCTTCTTACAACAACATATTTATATCCAAATGAACTAACATTGTTTGTTAGCCCTAAGAAATCTTTAAGTCCATCATTGTTCTCTTTCATTTCACTCTCTATCATCATTCTTGTTTGTAGAACAAGAGGGTCAAATGTATCATACTGCACAGAGTCTTGTCCTTCTGGAGCATTAGGATTACCAAGATTAGATTCACGTACATTGATCAATCCATAATCTTGTAATGATGATCTAAGGTGATCTATTTCTTCTTTAGTAAGATCAGGAATAGATTCAATAATCTCAGATAGTTCCATAACTGTCACAGTACCAGCAGCATATGCACCTTGTGCTCTACCTGTTGGATCTGATATATACTTTCTATCTGGTGTGCTTAAGAACCAAGTGTTCTTTGGATTAGCCACTTCAATGTTAAATCCTAACTTAGAGTTGTCTTCATATATATGATAGAACTCTCTAGCAGATATTAACATATCTCTAAATGCATCTTCACTCTTTTCTTTAAGATTGAATTCAGCTTTCTGACATGTAAGAACATGGTTAGCCCACTTCTCAGCTATAGATGTATAGCTGTCAAGTTGATCCTTAACTTGTTCCATAGTCATTTGCTCTAATTGCTCAGGTTCTATTTCTTCTCCTTGCATTGCAGCTTTTGCAGTTAATTGTTGCTTCACTTGACTAATTACATATTCTTGTAATGTATCAGTCTTGAACTGAAGCTCTTCTGATTTACTATCATCATCAAAAGCTTTCACTCTGAATGTATCAGGTCTTTTTGATATCTCTCCTACTAATTCATTAATAGGTGTTGTGACAATGGAATAATGTTTCACATAAGCAGGGAGTTCTAGATCTGCTGTAAGAACATCTGTAAAGCTTCTCACCTCTGGTTCTTGATAGAAATCTTCCATACGTAGAATACCCTTCATAAGATCATAGTTCTTTACAAACGTATCTCTGTTCTTCATATACTCAGCATAAGCCTTGTTGGAAAAATAATCCATTGTGTTCTTAATCCAACTCTCATCTTGCTTTTCTTTCTCTGTCTTGAACTGATCAGGAAAGATGTTTAAGTAGGCATACCGTATGGTAGCATCTTTTGTATATCTAATTATTGCCATGTTATCTAAACAATTTATTTTTTGGTGTGTTAAACATTGATCTGCTTGGTGTGAACAGAGTATTATTTTTGTTCTTTGTGAACATTGATTGCATTCTTACATCTTGTTCTCCCCCTATTTTACCCATTATTGGATCTAGTTTCATTGCTAGAGCTATTGCTAGTTCTGCTGCAATGATTCTATCAAAGTTGCCTGTCTCATTATATTGTATCATCTCCTCGAGGAGAACAGGATCAAATATTTTAGACATACCTTTTGTTTCAGATTTAATGTTTCCATCTTCATCTTTCTCTGTATGTATAACTTCTTCTGAATATTTTTTAAGGCAGCCATGTAAAAAGTCTCTAATTTTCTCAGAAGATCTATGTATTCCATAGTCTCGTCTTACGGTAGTATTTGGAACTATTTCCTTTAACCAATCAGGTTGTCTTTCTAGGTAATGAGCATCTCCTTTAGCTATCATGTAATCTATAAAGGATATTTCGTCATTCTCACATAGAGCTCTTGCATTGTAATATTTAATCAGGTAACGTGCTTGTTCTTCCCATGTTTCTTTCTTCTCTGGTCTAGCACAATAGCTAGCAACAAACATATCTTGATACTTCTCTCCTGATATAGCATGCATACGTTTGTATATATACACAGATCCTAAGGATGAGCTATATGCAGACTTCCCCTGTCTATAAGGGTCAATCCCTGCTACATATAATCCATAAGGAGGACTCTCTATTGGAAACTCATATATCACTACAGGAGCTTCTTTGTTATCAGTATTCTTTAGTGGGAAGTTTGATATAGGTAGCTTGTCTGTAAACTCGTGTTTCACTCCTTGTCCATCATCATAAAGAATAACAGGGGTTCCTGTTCTTTCTTGTGCTAATAGTCTAGCCTTCTGACGTTTGGTAGCTTCTATATCAAATATGTTTGTATCCTCGTTCAAGAATATATCATCCACTTCTTGTGGGTAATACATCTTCTCTTTTAAATAAGCTAGTCTATCACCAGCTTTCTTTAATCTGTCAAGGTTATCATTTGTAATCTTGTCTGCTTTCTCTTCATTAGAGACTAGCATCTTTACATTGTGTAATTCAGAATCTGCTGGTTGTTCAAGATAGGCTCCTAATGTGGATTCTTCTTTAGCTTCCATTCTGTACTTATGGGATATGAATAGCCCATGTACTCTCTGATCATCTTTAGCGTTATTATATGTAAGGAAGTTGAAATTCTCTACATCAAACATTAGAGATTTAGCATCCATAAAATTCTGCATATCTCCTCCAGTACCTGTAAGGATAGGGCTACATCCCCAACCATATGGTGTTGTAAAACCTGGAGTTGCAGCTTGTAGTCCTCTGAGGAAACTTCCTTTACCAATCTCATCAATAATTAATTTTCTAGGTTTAGTACCTGCAATTGCTTCCTCGTTATTACCACCATCTAAGTTACGAATAAGGATCTGAGAAAAGGGGATTCGCTCTCCTGCTTTTGTCTTGATCCCTAAAGTAACTTGGTTTTTCCAATTATCCTCAACCCTCTGCCACCTCCATGCTTCTGGTAAGAAGTTTAATCCTTTGTCAATCTTATCTGTGATAAGCTTTATATCGGGAGCATTCAATCCTGCTATAATGTTTTGGGAGTTCTCATCAAATGTAGCTCCCCAACCTATATAACTGCTCTCAATTACTGACTTAGCCAAACGACGAATGCCCAGTATAACTAGGCCTTTCTTTTCTATTTGTGCTCTATCTATTTCTGTTGTAATAACCCACTCGTTATCACGTAGATATGGGTTGGCATATTTCTGTGATATACGTCCTCTCTCATCTATAATGTCCACCTCTGTGTTCCAGAAGTTTAAATGCCAATATAAAAAAGGATTGATATATACTCCTCCCATTGTACAACCATCCATACACAGTTGTTTATGGAAAGCATAGAATTCCTTATACTCTTCTGAGTCTTTTTGTGGAACTCTCTTCTGGTTGATGAACCAGTCTTTGTAATCAATACTTTGTAGGCCATCCATTACTTCCTACCCTTTAAGAAATCCTCTGCCATAGACCCAAGCTCAACACCACCTCTAACAGGCACCACCTTAGCTTCTTCTTTTTCACGTAGTTTTTCTACTTGTTCTAAGAGAGCTAAGTAGTTCTTCATTGTCTCTTGTACAAACTTACCTTGAGCTTCAATAGATGCAATCACCATAGGCATAGCTCCACCAGCTTTGGTCTCTTTCCACTTGATTCTATCCTCCAATGTATGTAAAGGATTAGCATCAACGTATTGTTTCCAGCTTGATAATTGTTCCTCAGCCCAATCAAGCTCTGTGTTTATGTATGTAGTTTTCTTTATTGCCATTTTGTATTTGTTTAGTCCTCCTCTTCATCAAGGAATATTACATTTAAATTCATGCCATCCTTTATTATCTCATCTATCTCTTCTTCATCTATATGATCTCTATCCATATTCAAGCTTGATTCATACTTTTGTAATGATGTGAGAAGTTCTTTATCAGACACTCCCCATACATCTTGATAACCATCAAGAGCTGTTGCAAAATGTCTTCCTATATTATATGTAGGATGTGCTTTGTGTAGACGTTCTAACAGCTGTATAATTTTTCTATGATAGTTTGGTTTTGCCATAGCTTCTTATATTAAATTATCTATATCTTCATCAGAGAAAGACGTCTTATCATCCTTGATGCTACGTTTAATGTTCTCTTCAAATGAACCTGTGTAATCCATCTCTATTTCCTCTTCCATGAACTCAATCATATTCTCATCACTAGGTTCACCATGATCCATCATATATTCAGGTTTAATTGAAATTTTTATCATGTCTCTTGGCTCATCACCTTCTGCATTTTGTTCTCCTGATATATCAATGAAATCAGTTCCATTCTCAAATAGATCTTGAAGGATTTGTATAAGAGGTTCTAAAGGGATTTTACGTATGTTCATATTGTAGGTAGTTCTGTGGCTAGCCATTTCTTTAATGGACATTCACATGTTAAACATTTTGTTTTTGCTGAGAGCGTACATCCACATTCTGTGCAATGTGCATCTGGTCTCACTGATTTGTGCTTAGAAGAATGCTTGTCACATTCCTCACATATAGCAGTTCTAGAATGGCTTGTATATTCTATAAAAGCTTTATTTCTTTCTTCAGGGAGAAGATGATTCTTCCATCCCTCATATATCTGTCCTAGGCTCATGCATCTTTGGTTTTAATGTTTTGATATCCTTTAACACTGTAATCATTCTTTGTTCTGTAGCATGTCTCTTCTTATCTGTAATAGATTCGTCAGCTAATGTATTCTCATATGCTTGCTTCATTGCTAGAAGCTTATTGTAATGTGTCTCTGCTTTCTTTGTATTAAAGAAGAACTTACCAAACCCTGATATCTCAACAGTGTTGTTTAAGTTGAGAGCATCATTGGCAGAATCAAACTGATGTTGTATAACTTGATCAATAATCTTCTCAGAGGTTACTAAACTAAGAGCCATCCT